ATCTTATAACAAACTTAAAAAAGCTGAAGTTTTTGACGATATGCTTGAAAAAGCAAAAATTGAAGGTAAAAATTTATACACCAAATCTGGTGAAGAAAATTCACTTGCTAAACAATTACGCCAATTAACTAATAATCCAAAAAGAATGAGAACTTTTACAGCACAAGAGCAAGAAGAAATTAAAAAAGCTGCTCGTGGTGGAAACATTCAAAATCTTTTAAAAGTATTTGGTAAATTTGCTCCAGACAACCCAGTTGCAGGTATTCCTGCTTTTGGTGGAATGGTTTTAAATCCTTATGTTGGAATTCCAGCAGCATTAGCTGCAAGTGGATCTAAATATGCTGCAACACAAATGAGAAAAAATGATGTTGCCGTTTTAGCTGATATGATGCGTTTAGGCCAAAAACCAGAATTAACAACTAGAACTGCCAAAGTACCAGCTACAGCATTGCGTGGCTTGCTTTCTGGCGCACCAACACCTAAAGGACAATAATGACAGTCTTACTATCCCCAATAGGTAACTCAGTTACCCCATTCTTTAATAATAGCGGTGTTCTACTGTCTGGTGGTTATATTTATACCTATCAAGCTGGGTCATCCACACCCTTGACTACTTATACAGACAATAGCGGATCTATTCCTAATGCTAATCCTATTCAGTTAGGAACAAATGGTATTCCCCCATTTGAGATTTGGCTTACTTCTGGCACATCTTATAAATTCGTATTAACTGATTCAACAGGTTCTACTTTACAAACTTATGACAATATCTATGGTATCCCTGCTGGGACTTCTAGTTCTACTAACGTGCCTAGCGGTGGAATTATTATGTGGTCAGGATCAATCGGTTCTATACCAAGTGGCTATGTCATTTGCGATGGCACTAATGGAACTCCTAACCTAGAAGATTCTTTTGTTTTAGGCGCTGGTAATACTTATGGAGTAGGCAATACAGGCGGCTTTGCAAGTTCTGGTGTAATGACTTCAGGAGCTACAAATAAACCACTTTACTATGCGTTAGCGTATATACAAAAGACATAATCATGACAGAGCTTGATCCAATTAAAGTAGGGGTAATGTGGCAAAAGGTAGAGGCTATGGAAAAAGAAGTTGCTGAAATGCGTACTGATATTAAAGAACTTTTAGCTATGGCAAATAAAGGTCGTGGTGGCTTTTGGGTTGGGATGATGGTTGTGTCTGGCATCAGTTCATTTATCGGCTTTATTGCACATTATTTCAGCGCAAAATGATATATGACCGATCCATTCGCACAAGGGGTCAAAACTCTTAGCGAAAGCCTCAATGCCACTCAAAAAGCTACTAAAAGCCTAACGAAAAGCATAGAGGACATTCAGCAAGATGGATTAGATATAGCACAACGCAAAGCGCAAGAAAGGCGTAGAGCGTTAAAAGAAGCAGAAATAAAGAAACAAACAGCGTTGATTAAAGCGCTGGAAGATTGGAAACATAAGAAACAAATTAGCGAAAAAGAAGCACAGCTAAAGATAGATTTTGTAAAGAAGTATGGCGCTAAAGAATGGGAAGCAGTTTTGAAGATAAAACTAGATATCGAAAATCTTGAGCGTAAAGAAAATGAAGCATATCAGCACGATGCACAAGCAATACAGCGTGTCAAAATATGGTGTTGGATAGCAGCATTGATAGTAACATTATGGTTAAAGTTCGTTTTAGGAGTGATTTAAATGGGTGACATATTTACTCACATATTGACAGGTAAAGACAATCAGACTCACGACATTGCAAAATGGGCATGGATGCTTGGCTTTGTTTTGGTAGGTGCAGCAGCAATATACTTAATCTATTCTGGTAAAGAAATTAGCTTAACCGAGCTTGCTGGCGCATTGGGTATCGTATCTGGTAGTGGCGCAGCTTCAGTAGCAGGCAAACACATGGCAGGCGCAGAGCCTGATCCGCAATGAATTTTATATTTTCTCTGTTAGGCAATATTGGTGGACAAACTTACATTTATATTGCTCTTGTATTTGGCGGTTTTAGCGCTGGCTTTTATGTTGAGCATTTGCGTTTTGCTGATTTCAAAAACGAGGTTGCTATTGTTGCGGAAAAACAGATTGCAGAAAACAAGGCAAAAGAGAAAGAACAACAATTAGTAAATAAAGGAGTAGAAGATGCTTACAAGGCTAATCTCAGTAATATCCATAATTTTTATAGCGGGATGCTCAACACCAGTAGCGGTGCAATGTCCTCCGATGCCAACGCCACCATCGTTATTAATGGCAAAACCTATTACGTTCTATCTATTGCCGAACAATGCGCCAGCACAACAGAACAAGTAATAGCGTTACAAGATTGGATTAATCAACAAGTAGGTTTAGATGCAAAATAACTTTAAAAAATGTCTTGAGCTTGTATTAAAAAGCGAAGGTGGTTGGGTAAATAATCCTAAAGATCCTGGCGGTGAAACCAATCTAGGTGTAACCAAAAAGGTTTGGGAAGAATGGGTTGGGCATGAAGTCAAGACTATGAAAGACTTAACCCCTGAAGATGTAGCGCCTATGTATCAAGCTAAGTATTTTATGGCTTGCTATGCCAATCAATTGCCTGTAGGGATTGATTACATGGCATTTGATGCTGCTGTAAACATGGGGCCAGGTCGTGCCGTAAAGCTACTCCAAGAGTGTCTTGGTTGTGTTCCTGATGGGACTATTGGGCCACGCACTATGCAGCTTATAGATCAAAAGAAACCTGAAGATATTGTAGATTTGTATAGCAAACGTAAAACTAGCTTTTATGAAGGTCTTGCTACTTTTGCTACCTTTGGCAAAGGTTGGTTAAAACGAGTGGAAGATGTTAAATTTAACGCATTGAAAATGATTGGAGAAGCAAAATGACTAATTTCAAAATTACAGGTAAAGAGCATAAGTCACCAAAAGGTCACTATGTTAAAGAATCCCCACATCGCATTGAAAAAGAAGTAGAGCGCTTAGAAAAGAAGCTAGACAAACACATTGCTTTGCCTATGGAAAAAGCTCACCATGCAGAACATGGTAATAGCCAAAAGGAAGCACCACTTCCTAGTATGCGTAAGTATTAAAAAGGGTCGGTAAGATCGACACGTTTGAACATACTAATGGGGCAGTCGTAAAAAAGCTCCCCATTAGGAACATAAAAATTCTTGACCTCTATCAATGGACAGCCTTTTATCAAGTCTGCTTTCACCCAATAAGCATGAGATAAGTCCTGAGTTAAGGCAAAAAATAGAGTCGGCAGATTATTTAGAAATAGTTTGTCTTTCCTTTGCCCTATATGAATACTACCGTGTCGATCAAAGCCTGCTTGACGAACTTCTACCTCAAGCGCACCAACTGGAACATCTGATCGAAAAGCGATTAGATCAACTCCATACTTATTAGGGTTATCCCTACAATCAAAACCCCATTTCATGTTGCACCAACTCGCTACGGCCTTACGAGCTGGCGCATCATAAACATCGTGTAAATACTGATTAAATGGTTTATAGGCTGACATAACGGTAGAAACCATAGGCAAAGATACCTACAAACACCATAGCCATTAAAAAGCCACTAAAACCATCATAGCTGCTTTCTTGGGGTCTTTCTATGGCACTAGCATAGTCAGCATCTTTAAACGCCTCAGAAGCGCTCCTATACGTTTTACCCATCATTCCTAATGATCTTGTGCTCATTTCTGTTGTGCCTTCCAAATAATTAACTGCCCAGTTTCGCCACGTTCATCAATGAATTTAAGCAAAGACTCAATTTCAGCCTGTTGTTCTCGTAGCGTATCAATTACTGCTTCTTGAATTTGAAAATCGTTTTCTAAATAATCAGCCAATTCATTTGCGTTCATTTCTCTTGTGCCTTTCTTAGTATTGCTCTAGCAAAATCAAATGCTTGTTGTCTAATCATTGCTGTCATTGCTCTTGCTATACTATCCCCATGGTCTGCGGTAGCTTCAATGGTTTGAAAGAATTGCAACAACATAGTTTCTTTGCCAATTTGCTCTATTTCCTCATCTGTTAATGTCTTTGCTGGATGGGTGTAGAGTGGAATACCACGACCACTTACATTAAGGTCGTAAACATCACTATGCTCTAGGTAATCCATCCACGCTACTGGTTCATTGTTCATTTCTCTTGTGCCTTTCTTAGTATTGCTTTAGCAAATTCAAGTAAATCTAAATCACCACCATAACCAACATCTTGTTCAAGGCTAGCGGCAATACAATCTTCAAACGTAACTGTTAGTGTCTTTGCTGGATAAGTGTAGAGTGGTGTTTCGGTTACAACTGTTCCAGCCATAGGCTCTCTAACAAAAGTTAATTTTGCACTTCCGTTTGGTCTTTCATACATCCACGCTACTGGTTCATTATTCATTCCTCACCAGCCTCCTCACGGATTTTGGCATTTCTAACAAAATCAGCAATAAACTCATCGTCTTTTTGCTGGCGATCCATAGACATTAAGCTTTGCATACGCTTTTGCATTTTATCTACAAGGTTGTCGCATACGTCACGACATAACCATAAAGTGCCGCTTTCAGGATCAGAAGATATTTTTTCTGCTATTAACTCTAAAACATTACCCAAGCAGCTAATCTGATTAGAAATAGTATCTAATTCGTTTGCTTCATCCCATAAACTCATTTTGCATCCCTCCCTGACGTTACCCAAAGTTGTTCGGTTACTTCCCTAGCGCCCATCATTAAAAGCTCATGGGCATAAAACAATTGCGCTGTGTATTTACCCTTGATAAACCCAGTTTCTTGCCTGGTGCTTGGGCCAATATAAATGCCAGGATTATTGTAGTGAGGCACAAACAAAACCTCTCCTACCTTGTAGCATTTATAAGTTTTAGTTTCTGGTGTTGCATATTCAGTTGGCATAACCATTTAGAACCCCCATCCAAACATTGATCCTAACAACATACCTAGCAATAAAACGCCAATCCATTCAATGTATTTCATAAATCCCCCTAAGTTAAGAAAAGTCAGGTCAGAGTCTTTTTAGTCTGAAATCTCAACGAGCCATAGAGCTGAATAGTGTCGGTGACCTGATGTAAGTAATTTATTAAAGTTTTTTGTTCTGTATAACTAGGGGAAACCCTAATATGTATCTTTTTTGCAACATAAGGGTGGGGCTGACTCCTCACGGAAGGATGCGATGGTCGGGGGAAACCAAGCCAGCCCCATGAATATTATAGACCAGACTTGAGTTGATAGAAACGCAAAAGATGGAAAAAGCATTTAAGGCCTTTTTGTAGCTCTGCTTCTTCAATCTCACATAGCTTTACTTCATTGGTTAAACCATTGACAAACATAATGGCGCAACGAGCATCTGGTAAACCTAGCAATTCACGGTAGGCAGCGATCTGCATGATATGATCCTCGTATGGAACGACCTTTTCCAAGGGGACTTCTTTAGTCTTAAAATCGCAAACCACGCCTGGTATGCCTTTAACCTTATCGCCTTTAGCGTGTAAATCCACTTTCCCAGCAAATCCAAGCTCATGGCTGGCTGATTTTTCACACAGCCAGAGCCTATTGCCAAAAGTGGCTTTTAAGGCGTTTTCTGCGTTACGGCAATAGTCGGGCACAGATTCCAACAAAATGCCATCAAAGAACGATTCCAGCACTCCATGAATCAATGTACCTCGATCTGCCGCTTCTCTGCCTTGGGCCTTAGAATCGTTTAAAACACGACTAAGCCATGCAGATTCTTCTTCATCCTCTAAGCGAGGTAATGTAAGTGCAGCGAGGATAGCCTGTTCTTGTTTCCATCGGTCAAGTCCTGGTTTAGCTGCGACTCCCAAGATGGTTGTAACGGAGGGCAATAAACCGAGTTTTTTAGCATCTCGTAAGGTTGTGTTCCTTTGCTTGCCGTTTGCGCCAATGATTTCGTAGGCTGGATTGCCATCCTTGTCATACCAATGCCCACTTTCACTATTGCTGTCCTTTATTAGCACTTTTTCTTCCCCTTTTTGGTTTTACTTCATCCGTGTTTATATCGTATACAACTTCTACTACAGGCGCATCAGGAATGACTGTAGCCTCATACTCTGCTGGTATTTCTTGACCGCACCAATCTTGTGGCAATTTATTCACCACAATAGGATTGAGCTTACAAGCTCCCATCATATCGTTTTGATTAAATACAAAAAACTTACAAGCTTTACAAGTCATTAGATGCCTTTAGCGTAATTAATGATTGTTGTTGTATCTTGTTCAGATACGCATAAATCTGCAGCAACGTGCAGAACCGCTTTAATGACTGCTGCTAAATCTTCTGGTGAAAAGCTAATAAGTTGTTGTTCTTCATCAACGCCAACCCCATGCCACATTTTTTCTGTGTATTTAGTATCAATAATGTCTTTAATTTGGTTCTGCATAATAGCTCCTAAAATGGTACAGAATCGTCTATGAATGGATCTGACTTTGGTAATTCGTCTGATCCTGCTTCTTTAAAACCTTGTTGCAATTTTTCTTTACCAATTGACACGCTAAAAAATTTACCATTAGTGCCTTCTTTGACCCATGCGCTCAAGAAATGCAATTTGCCTTGAACCATAATTGAGCCTGTGTAATCAGGGTGATTTTCAGTAGTTTTGCGGTTATTTTTAAAAAGGCTTCCGCTTCCTTCTTTTGGTGTATATGCCATTTTTTCCTCTATAAAATATCTTTGGCGATTGACTTCATTGATGGGCTAGATTTACTTTGAACTCCTGCTGCTGCATTACCATCATCATCATCAGCAGGCACAACTCCACAAAACGCAGCTAGCGAAATTCTCCGCATATAGGTCACGGCACTAGCGCATCCGTGGCTGTCGGGCTTTGTTACTGGAATAGACATTTCTTGCTCAATCCATTCACCACTTGCATGGCAAAGGCGTGTTATGAGCCACATACGGTTCTCGAAGTAATTGCCAGGCATCTGTATAACACTAAGACCGTTTCGAGCCAGTAAACTGCGACAAGCATCCCAAACAGACTCCAAATCAGCATACTTAGATTTGAAAAACGGATTTGCAGAATCTTTTTTAGCATGAGTTAGCTCCCCTTGAACGATTGATAAAGCTTTAGCTAAGTTAGCAATTGATTCAGATTGAGGCATTTTTACCTCCAAAGATTGTGCCAAAGTCATTGATAACATCACGCAATACTTGGTTTACTTGGCTGTTGCGTGGTTTGCCACAAGCCTGACGAATACAGTCGACTTGTTCTTGGCTAAGCTCACCGCCAAATTCCATGTCATCAAGTGCTGACTCTAAAAATTCTTCATGTTCTAACATCAGTTGGTGTAATTCACCCATTTCGTTCCCCCGAAAAATACATAGCGAAATTGCTATGGTTAAATCTTAACATAACTAAAAAAGATTTGTGAAGTATTTGATTAAATTTATTTTTCTTGTTAAGATTTGTTAAATGATTCCAAATAAAGCAAATTTCACGGATGAGCAAATAATTGGCTTGCTTGGTGGCACAAAAAAAGTGTCGCTTTTATGCAACAAAACTCATTCAGCAGTAATTCAATGGCAAACAAGAGGCATACCTCATGCCCAAATATGTTTTTTGGCTGCTGAGATAGAGCGCCAAAGTCATGGACTTGTTAAAAGAAAAGATTTGTTTCCTAATTCTTGGCATATCATTTGGCCTGAGTTGCAGAATTAAATTTGTTGATATATACTTTAAATGCAGATTCGACTCCTGCTTTGTACAATTCCTTACTTAAAACCCTTTAGGGTTGCTTTGAGCGTTTAATAAAAGCTAGTAGGGAATTTTATTAAGCGAGTCGACTTAGAGCAACCTTAAGGGGTTTTTCTATTTCTGCCGCCCAAAACTCCAGGGTGTTGAAAAAGGAGGGGATGGGCTAGAGGCCTTGGAATAAGTAGCCAAGGAGCGAGGGTCGACACCTGCGATAGCCGTTAAGAACTGGGTTGCGCCAGCTTAAGTAGAGTCGTTACTCGATACATCTCGCAACAGGATCGTCAGCAATGACGTTGGTCGTTCTATGGAGATTTTGAATGTTTGATGAGTTTTGGATGTTATACCCTAGGAAAGTAGCAAAAGCATCTGCAAGAAAAGCATGGAAGAAACTAACAGAAACGCAACAATTAGAAGCTGCTAAAGCAATTGCAAACCATTGTCAATATTGGAAAGCAAAAGAAACTGCATTAGAATTTATACCTCATGCAGCTACCTGGCTCAATCAAGAACGCTGGGAAGATGAATTGGTCATAGAACCCAAGAAAGAAAAGATTGATAAAAGGTGGATGTTTAGCAATGATGGAATTGTTGCCAAAGCCAAAGAGCTTGGTATCTTGGGTAATGGTTACGATACATACGAAACTCTTAAAAAGAAATGTATGAGCAAGCTAAACATGAGTGTGGAGTAAGGTTTTTATGTTATTTGCGGCATAAAAAAGGGTTGGCTTGGTTTAGAAACTACATTAGTGAAAAAAACCTTGACCAAAAGTTATTAAATGATTTTTACGCAGCTTGGAAAGCTGGCAACAAAGGGGAGTGGGGATGCTTGAAAGGTATATTGTCGGTGCAACAGGGATTGGATATTTAATTACAGGAATATTGCAATTTAATAAGGGGGCTACAGCTAATGCAATGATATGGATTGGCTATGCTATTGGTCAAACAGGATTGTGGTTAAACTTAAAATGAATAAAGAATATAACCCTAATGATGCGATTGAATTTATCTATCAAAAAGCTCCTGAGTATGCGAAGGCCAAGGGTCAATTGGCAGAACTCGAAGCCTTTAAGCATAGTCTTAAAGCAATCAAGATGGCGCAAGCGGATGGGGCATCCATTGCCGCTAAAGAAATGGAAGCATATCGTAGCCCTGAATACCAAGAGCTATGTAAGGCTATAGGAATAGCTACAGAGCAA